GCAGCACCCGCATTCCCGCGCACCTGCGAAAACGATCTCCTGACAGGTCGGGCAGGTCTTGGTCGGGGCTTCGCCGTCGTCTTTGCCTTTGGGCTTGTCGTCGGGCAGCATCACTGCATCGACGGGTCCGTGTTTCGCCACGTTGCCCGCGAAGTCTAGCACAAGCCCGTCTTCCTTGCCGTGCGCCATGCGCATCGCGCGCCCCGCCATTTGCATGTACAATCCGAGTGATTGCGTGGGTCGCAGGAACGCCAAGAGGTCAGTCGCAGGGGCGTCAAAGCCTGTCGTCAACACGTTGACATTGGTGATCGCGCGCAGTCTTCCAGCCTTGAAGTCTTCCAGGATACGCGCCCGGTCCGCTGGTGGCGTGTCGCCTGTGACTGTTGCGGCGCTGATCCCGTTTCGGGTCAATTCGTCTCGCACCGCAAGTGCGTGGCTCACGCTGATACAGAACAGCAGCCACGACTTGCGATCCTTGCCGAACGCGATAGTTTCGGCCACGGCTTGCCGCGTTACATCGTCGGTGTTGAACCGCGCATCCATCTCGCCCTCGATGTAGTCCCCGCCGCGCTTATGCAGGCCGGACGTGTCGAACACCATATCGGGGCGCTTGCTGATCAGCGGCGAAAGATAGCCGCGCTTGACCAGCATTGCCACGGGTATGTCATAGGCAATGCCATCGAAAAGCGCATCGTCGCCCGCGTCCAGACGACCACTGTCCAGTCGGAAAGGCGTGGCAGACAGGCCAACGATCTTGACCGCCGGATTGATTGCCCGGATCGCGTCGAAGAACTTGCCGTACATTGTTTTTGGATTGCGTGGGCAAAGGTGGCACTCATCAACCACGATCAGATCCACCGACCCGAATTGCGCTGCCTTTTTGGCAACCGACTGGATGCCCGCAAAGGTGATCTGCCGACCAGCTTGCTTTGCGTTCAATCCCGCGCTGTAGATGCCCACGGGTGCCGAAGGCCACATCCGTAGCAATGCCTTTGCGTTCTGTTGGATCAGCTCCTTGACGTGCGTAACGCAGATCACCTTTGTTCCGGGGTATTCCGTCACTGCTGACCGGATGAACTCGGACAGAATGACGGACTTCCCCGCCCCCGTTGGCGCGACGACAAGCGGATTGCCTTTGCCCGCGTCGAACCATGTGTAGAGCGCGTCCACTGCCTCTTGCTGATAGTCACGAAGTTCCATCACATGCCCCCAATCGTCTGGTGCAGATGATCCGAAACGCCAAGCGCGATTGCCTGACCCTCAAGCCACGCCCGCGCGTCGGGCCATCCGTCGCCGATCAGGACACTCGGCGCGTGGTGCTTTGCCCACATATATGCGTCGAGCCTGTCTGCGAACTTGAGCCACTTTTCATCCATGCCGGTCTGGTCAAAATACGTCAGATCAACGCCCCAGATTTCGCAGGTCGCGAAGTATTCCAGTTCGGCGATGGCGTCGGCAATGACGGGGTATTTATCTTTCGTTGGGGCATTCATGTCCCCCACTACGCTTTCACCGTCATCATGGATCAGCGCGGCACGGATCAAGTCAACAGTTGGCTTGGGGTGGATCATGAGAATGATCCGCGCGACCCTCCCCGCGTGACCGTCGATCCGGTCATTCGTGTGCGCAAGTTCTGGATTAGTGTGCCAGCGTCTTACAAAACCGGCGCGGAAAGCTTGGTAAAGGCTCATGCTGCACCCTCCGCCAAGAGGCTGTCCGCAGACGCTTCGGCTTCGGTCAGGAACTTCGCAGCCTGTGCCGCATATTCCGGTTTCAGTTCGAGCCCGAGATACCGACGACCCATCTTGAGTGCCTGAAAGCCGGTGCTGCCGATGCCGTTGAACGGATCAAGAACCAGATCGCCGGGGTTGCTGTAGAGGGTGATGCAACGCTTGATTAGGTCCAGAGGCATGGGGCATATGTGACGATCATCGTCGTCAGCTTTGAACCGACTGTTTAGAACATCCGTCATGTGAGTATTCATCCAGACGGGTGACGCCCACTCCTGCCACTGATCAAGGGGGAAGTGCGCCGCCTCAGCCAAACCATCCAACAGGTCCGGCGAAATACCTTCGATCATGCCTTGCGTCAAAAGCCGCGCGGCATGGTCCTGTGCAATCTGTTGAGACGCTGCCTTTTTCAGTTTCTCGACATTCGCTCCGGTATCCACTAGTTCGGCGACTTCGCCACCATAGGCCTTGTAGAACCGCCGTGCATCATCGCCGTTCTTATCGACAACATGCTGCACAGGATCGCCAGCCTTAGTGCCTGACGCATCTTTGCGCATTACGAGGATGTATTCAGGCATTCCGGGCGCGCAAACGCGAGAATTTAGGCCGATATTCTTGTAAAGAAGTCTTTCCGGGTTGGTCTTGCTGCGCTCGCGAACCGGACAGCGCCACACGGTCGTTCTGGCCCGCAAGATGAACCCCGCCTTGCGGTAGTTTGCCAGCAGCATATCGCTGACAGGATACAAGCCGCTTTCTCCTGTTTCAGATGATCCAGAATAGAAAACCGTATCCTTGACGTGATCGCAGACAACGGTGCCCGGCTTCATTACGCGGAACATTTCATGCGCCAGATATTCATGGTGCGCGAAGAACTCTTCATGGGAGCCTGCGTTGCCCATATCTCGCTCGCTGTCGCTGTAGATATAGAGTGCGGAAAACGGCGATGAGAAAACGGACGCGTCAACACTGTCGTTGGGAAGCTGTGCAAGAATTTCAACACAGTCCGCGTTGTAAAGGCCCCAGCCCTTGCCCTGATATTCTGGTTTCATTGGTTCATACCTTTCATAAATTCCGGCAGTTCGATCTTGGTCCGAACGCCATATTTGCGGCGCAATTGTGCATTGTTTTGAGCGCCCGCCATTGCGCGTGTCATCGCCAGCTTCATGCGGTCGTGATCCGCGCTCTTGCGCTGCACATTCCGCCAGATTCCGGTCTCTGTTTCGGCCATGATCACATGGCAATCGACGGTCTTTTTTTGACCGAACCGCCAAGACCTGCGGATCGCCTGATACCATTGCTCGTAGCTGTGCGAGATCGACGAAAATACCTGACAGTCGGCGTGTTGCAGGTTTAGACCGAACCCCGCCAGCTTCGGCTTGCTGACCATCACGCGCGTTTTTCCGAGCGCGAAGTCTTCGAGGTTCTTTTCTTTTACGTCCAGTTTCATTGACCCGCGCACTTCCACTGCGCCGTCTATCGCAGCAGTCAGGGCCGCGCTTTCGTCGTCGCGTTCGCACCAGACGATTGCGTGCCCATCGTGCGCGTTGGCAATCTGTGCCGCCGTGCTGACCCGCTCATCGAGTGTCAGAGCCTTTTCTTTATGGATCGACGTTGCGGATTGATCTGGGATACGGAAAAGCCCGTCACCAGCGCCAACTGTCAGGTCGACTCCCACGATGTGTGGGATGATTGTCAACGGCGGCAAAATAAAGCCTTCGTCCTCACCACCAAGATCAGACGGCAGAGAAGCCGCCCTTGCCCATGATGCGACCCATGCCCAAAATGAATCCCGTGCATGGCCTTTTAGCCGATATTTACCCATGCCCGTCTGATCTGTAATGAACCATCGCGTCAGCATTTCGGAGCCGGGCATAACCCCCAAGAACTCGGAGTGTTGCCCGATCTCCATGTGATCGTTTGGCGCTGGCGTGGCAGTCGCGGCCAATCGGTAAGGCGTATTTCGAAACGCCTCGACCAGCGCGCGCTTCGTGCTCCCGTTGAAGGATTTTAGGATACTACTTTCGTCCAGCACCACCGCGCCATAGCGGCCCACGTCGATATCTTTTAGCCGCTCATAGTTGGCGATGTGGACGCGATCAGACCCGGCAAAGCCCACGCCGGGGATGAACACCTCCGCCCCCACGTCAAACGCGGCGCACTCGCGCTGCATCTGACGCGCCACGGCAAGCGGCGTCAGGATTAGCGACGGTTTTCCCGTTTCCTGTGCTGCCTGATCGGCGAACACCGCTTCGCAACCCGACTTGCCCAAACCGGTATCAAGAAACAGCGCCGCCCTGCCCTTGCCCAGAGCGAAATCAACGGCAGTTCGCTGGTGATCGAATAGGCGCGGCGACATATTGGACGGCGTGAACCCGACACTTTCCGCGCTAGTCCCCTTTGTCGCAATGAACTTGCGATATTCCTGCACATCAAACATCGGCCAACTCCTCCTCAGATGCGCGCATCCCTAAAATTGTGGCACTCATCTGGATCATCGCTTCGGACTGCGCGGGCTTGATCTGGATCGCGTCGAGGTCACGTCCATCAGCAGACGCGCGGTCAATCACGATACTGTTGACCTTCAGACCTACCAGCGCATCGCGGATGTATTTCGCGTTGAACGATCCGGCGAACTCCGCACTCACTTTCGCGTCAACCTCGGCCCTGCCCG